TAAGTGTTTGTGCCATTTTGGTATTTATCGTAGGAGTAAAACGACTTTTTCAAAACCAGTAAGTCGATCAAAAAAATTCTAGCCCAGAATTGAAATTTTCGAAATTTATTGGGGCCCTGAGGTTAAGTCGGATCCAGCTTTTACGCCACCGTGTTTGTGATCTAATAATGATATATTCGATGAAGTAACATCACCACCTGAACTAATATCACCGTTGACGATCAAATTTCCTGTCACATTAGTAGATTCCGCATCTAACTTGATGTTTTTAGCAACAACACTTGCATCACCTTGTACCAAAATATTTGCATTTCCGTCGATGGTTAAGTTATAATCACCTTTGATGTGTATATTGTTGTCGGATAGACAAATTTCATAATTCTTATTGACGATTTTGGTGACTTTTGAGCCATCTGGGTGGAATTCTACAAAAGAACCTTTTCTGTGTACAATAGTGATTCTTTCCGCATCTGGAGTATCATCAAATTCCATGATATGACCCGATTCGGACTCAAATACTCTATCATATGGTGCTTTTGCTGCATATTTTGTTGCAGGTTCATTCCATGTGCTTCCATCAGCCACCGAAACATTTTCATCCAAACTGGATTTCATGTAGCCAATCAAAGTTTCATCTACTTTATAATTTCTAGAAATGCGACTGTTTGTTGGTTCACCGATATTTGTTGGATTTCTACTTGCTTTTCCTTCAGATATTGTGCTACCGTTCACGACAGATTTTTTCGGAGAATTAGAAAGTGTTTTATCATCTCTCTGATCTATAAAACCTGTGCCAGAATTTGAGAATTGTTGAGGTATACCAGGAAAAACACCCATGATGGCTGGTGCTTGTGCAGCCAACCCGTCCATAAAGAATCCAAATACATAATCACCCTCTTGTGCTGTTCCAGTAATTAATGATGAATTTACTGGTAGTATTGTTTGAGCCCAAGGTAAATCTGATGTTGGAATTTCTTGTAGATTGTCTGTATGTGAACCAAAAATGCGAACTCGACAACGGCCAAGATTTAATGGATCGAAACGGTCTTCAACTACGCCGATCCACCAAACAAAGTTGTCATGGCCTAATCTGTTTGTAAAATCGCTCATGTATTACCTTTAATTGCATCTGAAAGCACTTTACTATCAGTATAAGAAGAAAGTGGAGAAAGATAATGACTGTCTTTTACTACTTCAACAATAGTTTCATATTTCAATGCTGAACCGATAATGTGTCGTACAGCCGTAATGAGATATTTACCTGTGTAATACTGATCTGGATTACCTTCATTTAAACCGCTACCATCTTTTTTACTATAACTTGATGGCAATTCAATAAAAATAGTTTTACCAACAGTTAAGTTTGGATCTCCCGCCAAAACAATCTTCATACGTGAGTAATGTGAAAGTGCTATTTGTGCAGTTCTATTTGGTAAATAATTTTCGATTTTGATATCATTTGCAACAGCCCAAGGCATTTCGGATACACCTTTAGCTTTCTTTTGGTCCGCATTAGAGACAACAACTTTTAATACACTATCATAATTTTGATTTTGTGTTTTACCTAATCGGTTCTTCAGATTGTTGATTACGGGAGAATTGTTTAATTTTTTAGCTTTACTAAAGTAATCAATATAATCAAATTTCGTATCTCTGTATTGTCTTGTCAACGGATCAATTGAGATGACTCTATTAGCAAAGGCACCAGTTGTTGTTCCATATAGTGAATCAAATGTGTCTAAGAAGGTATATGATTTAATACCAACAATATCTCTGCCTAATGATTTTGATAAAATGTTTGGATCATCACCAACACTTCTTTGTGAATAGATATAATAGTTGTATATCTGTGTGTCGAACATGTTTTGCAAAGATTGGAAATTGAATCCGTTTGAATTTTCAAAGAACATAAAATCTGCACCAACGGCTCTGTCAGAAGAAGCATAGATTGACAACCAATTGATTGCCTCAAAAGGTTTCTTGTATGGTATGACAAAATCGTAGATACCACTGGTTTCTTGGATTGATGTTGATTTGGGATCAATGCTCATCTTATTCACAAGAATGTCATTGACAATTTCTGAGATTTTTTTACCCGTATAAGATTTGCTAACTTTAATCTGTTCAGATAACAATAATTCTTCGGAACAGAAGTTTAGTGTATAATTTTCTGTTTCGGCATTATTAAGTACTCTCTCACTTACACGATAAATTCGGAAATAACGATTAATCATGGCAGAATCTGGTGATTCTTTTGATTTTTTAAATGATAATTTCAAGAAATCTCCACCACTCAAACCTAGACGGTCGATCATACTGATGGAATCACTTATCAATACGTGTCCCGAAACTGTGCCTCTGAATATATCTTCATAATAAGAAATTTCAATAACCATAGCCTTGATGTTGACATTGTTGACTGCTGTAACAATCGTAACGTCTTCGAGGTAATAATCATTTGCGGTTATTAATCCGCTACTGATAGGTTCATCCATTATTTCATAACCTGTTTAAATGTTTGCTCCATCTGACCAACATAATTATTATTCAGAAGTTTTATTTTTCTTTTAGCTTCATTCATTGCATATTCATGTTCATAAATCGTCATAGCATTTTTTGAAATGCTTACTATAACTTTAGTTCCATTTGGTAATGTATAAGTATTTGTACCCAATTCCAATGATTGATATGTGTCGAAATCTATTGTCAAAGCTTCCACTGTTATAGTGTCTGTCACCAGGTCAGTAGTTGTTACAACTTTCTGATACACATAGATTGTCGTATTAATATAATCATACACAGATAGGTTTGCTGCCGCAGCATCATCCGCATACAGTGATTCCAAATATACAGTAAACTGTCTTTCTGCCATTGGCCAATCCCAGAGTGGGTCCAATAGATTGTTTGAATATAATACCATCCAGAATCTGTAAGGATCATCGTAGTATTTTTCTGCAATAATTTCAGGAGTATCTCCGTCTTGAATATTGTACTCGTAAAACAACATTGGGTTGTCTTGTAGGGATTCCAATAATTTAGCACGTGTCAGTATATTGGTAAGTAATAATGGATTACCATTCTGATCTGGAGTAACTATTCTCGGTAAGGTATCAAAGTACAGCATTAATATCCTTGTTTAATTTTGTTCTTATCGACAATGACAGTTTCTGTGAATGAAAGTGACAATTTAATTTGAGTTGGTGCACCATCGTTAAAGGTTGACCAACCATTTGGTGCATAATCAACTTTCACATCCGAAAGCACACATTCACCGATTTGGTTAACTTTGTAATTTAATTTACCATCATATAAGAATTCAATCTTGAATGTGTCTGGTACTTTCATATACATGCCTTGAGCAAAAATACCATTTTTGTCAATTTGTGGCGCAGCCGCATATTTGAATTGTTCGATGATCTTGAATGCCGATTCGGTTTCTTCTTGACTGTATGGTGTGAATACGAAATCGAAAGAGAACTGTCTAAAACCGACTTCTCTAAACAGAACCTGTAATTGTGGGTTCATTGCAAAACCACCAGAATTCAATGCAAATCTTGTTAAATCCATTCCTGTTGCGCGACCAACCATTGTGGAAACAAAATCACGAATGTATGGATCATTACTTGCAGCATTGAATAAATTGGATGCACCAGCCTCTTGTTTGGAAAATGCGTCATATAATGATGCCGCACCTTGTGCCAAGAAATATGGTCTACCCAAGGCATTTGAAACACTTACATCATCATATTTTGCCGAATAAGAAACCGATAAACCGTCTGGAATATATAGGCCAATTGATGTTGAATTTCGTCTATTTATTTTTGTGCTGACCAAATTGTTCAAATCTTCTGCGGCTTTTTTACCTGCTTCGATATCCGCTGTTAATGCTTTTTCGCCTGCTGCCTGAACACCAGCAAGGGTCGGATTTGCAAGTGTATCTTTCACAAAATCCACAACAGATGTGGCCGCTGTAGATGCAGCATCGATAAGTGATGTTAGTCCAACTTTAGCACCTTCGGCATTATTCTGTGGATCCGGTGTCAACACTGTGAAACGGATGACGTGCTTTCTGTTCGGATTTGAACCCAAATCTCTTGGATATCGCAGTGTGGACAATTCGTATTTGTTTCCATACAACAGATTCAATGGGCCGTTTACGGCACCAGGAACTGAAATTCCAGCAACGGAGGTTGGGATAGATATTGGCATCTTGTTATTTTTTTAGAAGGTAATACATATATTTATATGGCATACAAAGGTAAATATACACCAAAAAATCCGCAGAAGTATCGCGGAGATCCAACAAACATCGTCTATCGCTCTACTTGGGAGTGTAGGGTCATGTCATGGCTAGACAACACTGACAATGTTATTGAGTGGGGATCAGAAGAATTTTCAATTCCATACATTTCACCTGTGGATGGCCGTGTTCACCGTTATTTCCCAGATTTTTACGTGAAAGTTAAGCAAAAAGATGATACAATACAGTCTATGGTGATTGAGGTTAAACCTTATAAACAGACTCTGGAACCACAGAAAAGGACTCGGGTTACGAAGCAATATATAAATGAGGTTGTTACCTATGGTGTGAACCAAGCAAAATGGAAAGCTGCACAAGATTTCTGTGCAGACCGTGCTTGGCAATTTAAAGTATTAACAGAATATGATTTGGGTATTAAATGATTAGACTACATGTGTTAGCTGTTCCGCATACAGCATCGAGAAAAGAGTACACCGTATGTGCCTTTACACAAAAGGTGATAAACTTCTGTAAGATGTATAAAGAACAGGGGATGCATGTAATCCACTACGGTCACGAGCGATCTGAAGTTATTTGTGATGAACATGTTACGGTCACCAACGATGCTTTGCTAGAGAAAGTCTATGGAAACTATGATTGGAAGAATCAAGGTCTGAGATTTGACCAAAACGATGAAGTATACCAGACATTCAACAAGAATTGTATCCGAGAAATTGCTAAACGCAAACAACCCAATGATATCATCCTTGCATTCTTTGGTGCAGGCCATAAACCAGTAACTGATGCACACCCAGATTTGATCTGTGTAGAACCTTCTATTGGTTACGGTTCATCATATGCACCTTTTAAAGTGTATGAATCCTATGCTGTGATGCATGGATTACAAGGACCAGAGAAAGTTTCCACTGCTGAATATAAGTTCTATGATGCAGTTATACCATCTGGCTTCGATATGTCAGAATTCGAATATCGAGACAAAAAAGATGATTACTTCTTTATGTGTGGCCGTCTGGTTTGGTCAAAAGGTGTTGACATTGCTGCACAAGTTACTGAGAAACTAGGTGTCAAACTGATTCTAGCTGGAACCACATTTGGTCCAGAAGATTGCCATCTACCCAATGGTTGGCCACCACATGTCGAATATGTGGGGTATGCTGACGTAGAGAAACGCAAGAAATTGATGGCTGGCGCAAAAGGTCTATTCTGTCCTACTATCTACAATGAGCCGTTTGGCTATGTTGCCATCGAAGCCATGCTTTCTGGAACACCTGTCATCACTGT